GCATTTAGAAGTGCTTGGCTGACTCCATATGAAATAGCAGTTTGTATGCCATCTTGCTGTGTCTTGGCTGCTTTTGCTGCGTCATCTACTGCCATTTATGCACCCTGTACATTCTGTGATAGCCAACCATCAAAGTCAATGCGCTTCTGGCGGTCATAGTCATCTGGATTCTCTTGCTTGAGTTTCTCAGTAATACTTAGTTGTGCTTGTTCCTGTGTAAAGCCAGGTGTAGTTGTCGTTACAGACATACCTGACTTATCTTTGACAGTCTTGCTGACAGTTCCCTTATTAATAAGAACTTGAATTTCTGCAAGACGTGCAGCCTTTTCTTTAGCCGTTGGCAATTCACCTATGGTCTTCTGATAAATGTTATCAACTAAACCACCAAGAACTACTGGGTCATATTGGTAGATATTCTTAGATACGGAAGGACCAGCCTGTGTATTGGCACCTTTTGAATACCATTCAATGTATTGGTCAGGTGTAACTTTGCGAGCGCCTTTAGAACCAGAGAGCCAGGAACTAGAACCATCAACTGCCATATCCCAAATTGACTTAGCCTTAGGAAGGGTCACATCGTTATACCCATACTTCTTAAGACGTGTCATAAAGTTATTCAGTGTACGGTCATCCCAGGTATAGAAAGAATTCTTTACATCGGCAATTGATTTCAAATCATCTTCAAAGGCTTTTGGTGCTTGTAATTGTCTACCTAAATAGACACCTCCACCGACACCTTTAACTGTAGGAGTAGAACCCATATATACTTTGTTTGTATAAGTACTATCAGGAGTGGAACTACCACTACTACCACCAAGTAGATTATCAAGTGCGCCCATTAGAAGCCCTTCCGAAGGTCATCGTTTTCGAGTATGCGTGTATATACTCTGCTGAATGTAATGTTTTCATCAATTAAATCACCGATGAATGAGTCCCACATTTCCTTAATATCAAGGTTGTCGGTATTACTTAATGACTGACTATCACGTTGGGCAAGCAATCCACGAATGTATTCACGCCCTGCAAAGTAATCTGCAACAGCCTTTACGTCTGGACGATTAGCAGTTCTCTTGTCTAAAGTCATCTTCTTGGCAAATGCTAGGAAGTTATCTACCTTATTGGTATCAATCTTTCCTCTTTCGGTAGCCCAAGATGGATTCTCTTGTGATAGTTCAGCAACAAACTGCTGCTTTGCCGCAAGTAAATCCTCTGCACCCTTTGAGTTAAGACTCTTTAGCCCACGAGCAATGCGCTGTGATTCAATATAGTCAACACCTTTATTGTAAGAGTCCCAACCCTTTGTTGTTTGGGTGGCAGCAATGGCATCATAAGGGTCTTGAGATTCACGGAACTTGGTTGTGCTACCAGGTGCAACTGCTTGACCACGTTGCTTCTGATAAATAGTAGATGAGAACTCACCGTTGTTAGCGTCTCCTACTACGAACCAACCATACTCAGGGTTCTTAGCAATCAAATCGCCAAGTTCTGTAGCACGCTTATCTGCCTCAATGGATGCATTAACGCCAGTGTTGTTTCTTGAACGGCTAGTAGTAAAGATAAAGTAATCATCTCCATACTTATTTAAGAAGTTTTCAGCAGCATTGGCTGAGTCTTCTTGACGCATCTTTTGGTACTCATCAATATAGAACTGATAAGGAGACTTTGTGTTGGTTGCAAATGGAAGGATGAAACGAGATGCTGCTTCAAGAGAAAGAATCCCTAAAGCCTTTTTATTAATTTCATCTGCTGATGGAGGAGTATCACGAAGACCAACATCGTACTTGTGGTTTTCTTCCATAGCAATAGTGACTGTAAGGTTTGAACGCATTGGGTCATCTTCATTAAAGAGTGCAATTATCTTACGAGCACCTGCGCTTTGAATGAGTAAGTCTTGCCAGCCAGTTCCATCTGGACCATAAGGAAGAATCTCTTCCATTAATTTAGTCTTTTCTAATTCAGGAACTTTCTTAAGAAGTGCTGATGCGCCATATTGTACGAACCAACCAGCACCTGGGTTCCACCACGCTCCACCTTGGAAGATAAGGTTAAGTGATGCTTTAGGTACTGATAGCGGACGGTCTTTAAGACCCATACGCTTAGCCCATTCGCCAGGAATATTAATGTAAGTTCTGCCATCGCGCTCTTCTGTGATACCCATACGGTCAGGCGAGTTGTATGTGGTTTCAAGAATACGTAACTTGCTTGGGTCATCTGCAAGGATGCGACCCCATTTGCTTGCTACGTCAGCGAATGCACCGAAGAAAGGAAAGATATATTTAAGAGTAGTTGCTGAATCTACACGCTCAGATGTGTCATAAAGGGTACGTCGCATTTCTGCTCTTGCCCATTGACGTGCTGAACCTTCTACTTTGCGTAGATAAGCAGGAGGGATTGTGCCTCCTGGGTAGGTTTCAATTGCATTTCGGATAGATGCCTCAACGCGAGTGCGGTAAAGGTCTATGAATAATGGGTTACGAACTAATGCTGACTCAGGAATTTCTCCAGCGTACTTGTAGAATCCTTCAAGGACTCCACTAAATGCGTTAGCAATAGCACTTGTTCCATTGGCTGCGCCAATCTGTGCACCATTAACAGGTGGTCGACCTGCTGTTCCAGTCCCAAAGAACTTCTCGATGTCATCAGCAGTGATGCGACGAGTTGCGGCAATCTCTTTTAAGCCTTCTGTCCCAGGTGGGAATAGGCTGTCAATGTTAATAACATTAGCCTCAACAATGTCACGAGCCTCACGACCCATACCAAGGTTACGCATAATGTTGCGACCTTCTGATGTCTTAAGTAGGAACTGCTCTACGTCGTCGACACTTTTACCGGCAAGTAGTTGAGATGTAATCTTTGAGTTGCGTAGTTGGCGGTTAATAACACGCTCATATCCTGCAACCCAGGCTGGATTATCTCCAGTAATTGTAACAAAGTCGCCAGTTGTTTCGTATGCACGACTAAGTTTTCTATGTGATTCTACAAATGTATCATCCATAATTCTTGCAGCATTCTTAACAAACTGTGCAGAGATTGCTTCTGCTTGTTCTGGAGTTGCACCTAGTGCATCCTGATACAAAACACCATCAACTTGGTTAAGACCCATACCGTACTTGTCTTTAACCTTGCCTGGATTAATAAGCATCTTATCAATCTCTGCAATTTGCTGGTCAATTAAATCTACATTGTTTGACACTGTTCTTTGAGAAACAAGTTCAGCACGCTTAGTCTGCATCTTTACAGTGTTGCTCCACTTAAATACATCTTGGTAAGTTGAGCCTACAAATCGGTTAGCAACAAGGTTGTTAGAACCTACTGATGCAGCCTTGATAATAGCCATAGGTCCTGCTACAGCCAGGGTACGCATCAAACCTTCAGTTACGTTACGTACTGGATAACCAACACGTGCAAGAACTTCAAACTTAATTAATGAATCTAGTCCATCAATAAGTTCAGTCCCTACTTCACGACCCCTACTTGTTGTCTGATAAACTCTTCCGCCCTTGTCAATTCGTGAACCACGAGTAAACTTATTAAGTGAGCGATACATCTGCTCAATGTCAAGAGTTGGCAACTGATGTGCTAACTGTGATTCCATAAGCGGAGCAGGAATAATATACATTCCGTTCTCGCCACCAATAATTGGTTTAAGCGCAGCCTTTTGAGCAGCGGCATCTGAGCCTGTGTATACGCGCTCGCGGATTAAATTCTGTGCTTTGACTCTTCCGTCCTGGAATGTTGCCCAAGCCTTTTTTACAGCATCATCACTAAATCCATATTGACGGGCGACAGTGCTAAATACTTCTGATTCAATCTCTTGGTATACACGTGCTCTGTCATTGACATCTACAGTGCTTGCATATCTAGCAAATAGTTCATTCTTGCGTTCTACAGAGAAGCGAGACTTAGCAAGGTCATCTTCAAAGTTCTTTAATTGTGACTCTAGTGTCTTCTTAACATCCGCTGCTGATGCTCCTGTACGAGGGTCATCTTTTACACCAGCCTTAAGTTGTGACTTGATGTCATTAATCTTTGCAGAGTAGTTTGCTACCTGCTTATCGGATACACCACGTACGCGAGATAGCATATTGTCAATAGTCTGTACAGATTGATTGTCATTAAAATCAATCCAACCCTTAGGACGCTTGTAGAAGAAGCCAGTCAGGACGCGAGCACCCCAAGGAGCAACTGCTGAGATGTATTCTCCTGGCGCTGTGGCACGCACATCAATAAAACTTTGGCTTTTAGAAAATTTCTGTCGAAAACCAGACATATTATCTACTGTTGGTACGACGTTAGGGTCAAGAATGCCCTCAGCGGAAAGTTGTTTATGAATATTTGTTAGTTGCTCATCGTATTGTTTGATGAGAATGTTCGCTGCTTCAGCATCTGTGCCATTATTAACTAAATCAAAAGTAAAGTTACCTGTTGCTTTGTCTATACCTGCGCCTAAGTATTTAACATCTGCAACTTCATCACGAAGTTTGCCTAACTTAGTAGCAATTAACTCACTTGTTTCCGTAAGACGCTGATATGCAAGAGGGTCACCCTGTGCAGAAAGAATGATGTCTGCTTTAAGTTGATGACGTATAAGTTTGTCTGTCTCTTTATTTGCATCAGCAAGTAAACTAGATAGTGAGGCAGGGTTAGAAGACTCACGGATAGCCTTGACTCTAAATAAGTCAGCCTCGTCCATATTGTCAGTGTTCTCAAGGAAGGATTCAAATGTAGCCTTTACTTTGTTAGCCTTGAATCCAGTCTTTTCTCCAGCAATAATTGCACGTAATTCGCTTGTGCCCTTAACTGCAGTAGAAATTCCCTTATAAACCTTGACTGCCTTACCAACAACAATGGTTGGGTCAATTACAAAGCGAGCAACTACATCTGTAGTCCAAGATGATATGCGTCCAGTTGCTTGGTCACCAAATGCTTCTTTGCGTTGGTTCTTATCAAAGATGTCAAAGTCATTTGCTGCAAACAAGATGTGGTCTTGTACAAACTTGTCAGTATTAATTGCACCGCCTGAAGCAAAACTTGCTACATCAGAGAATGCATCATTAAACATATTTACTGGTTTGCCAACTTGTGTCATAAATGCTTGTCCAGGAGAAATGTTACGTGATGCATCCCAAGCCTTTTTGACTCCATCAAGGCTAAAACCATTGTTATAGATTGGGTTGTTTTTCTCTTGGCTAGTTAAACCAAATGCAACAGCCTGTGCTGAAAAGTTGTAAGCAAGTTCCATACCTGCAAATATCTTGCCCCAAAATCCAGGTTGGTCTGGAGCCTTAGGTGCTACAGGATTTTTTGCGTTGTAAGATTTGATTGCATCTGCACGAGTAATTGCTGGTACAGATTTGCCCATATCCAAAGGAAGGGCAAGTGACTGTGGCTTCTTATCAGCATTGTAATAATTATTGAATGCACCAATGGTGTCAAATGCTGAAGGGTTTGCCGACTTCATTTTATCTAAGTAAACCTTTTGCGCGTTTTCTCTATCGCTCATTAAAGAGTAGCCCTTAACACTCTCACATAATTGCGGAAGGCTTGCGAGGAGTTAGGGCTTTGTGCTGCGACTTCGAGTGCTGGAAGATAGGAAAGCAAACGCTGCTTATCTTCACTCGTGTCACCTGCTCCAGGAAGTGTGAGTGCTTCTGGTCCTGCTCCTGGTCCCATAGCGATTCCTGTTGTTACTGGCTCATCTGGTCGTTCTGATGGAGCAGTAATTGATGTCGCTTGCGGAAGGTTGCTTGCCATTGAAATAGGTGATGCTGTTGTTCCAGTTAGTGATGGTGCTTTCGCCATAGGCGCACCAGACTGCTGCTCTGCTAATGCTTGATTCTGTCCATACGCAAAACCTGTGTAGTCACGTCCTGATTGTCCGTTGCCGCCCATACCATTGACGTTTGCAGGATTATTTTGAGGCGCAGTTGGGCGCATACCGCCACTGTTTTCATTGCCTGCCATTATTCCTCCTACTTAGTTTCTTGTTCAAGAATATAAAATGGAGCAGATGTTCCATTGTTATTAACTGCTGCAATTCTCATTGCATCTAATACTGCTGCTCCAGCGTGTAGCGCACCTAGTGCATAATCTCCACCTGAGCCAATTGCATAAAATCCTGTGTCATTCATTGCTACTGCAAAGTCGCTATCAAGTTCAAATAAAGTTCCATTAATACCCATAATAATTTGCAATTCAAATTTATCATCACCATCTGATGATTTATTAAAATCAACACCAGCCTCAGTTAATGTTGCCTTCAGCGATGGTGCTACTTTGTTAATTACAAATTCATAAAGATTCTCTTTTGCTTTGGCACTTACAATCGGTGGTTGCCATCCGTGTAACATAACTTGTAATGCCCGATAATCTCCTGCGCCAGCAATAATATAACTAGCACGCTGTATTGCTTTAACCATATTAGGGTGTGTATAAACTTTTCCACCTTCAACAACACGTGAATCACTTGCTATTATGCAACCATCTGCGGTTTGTACGCCTACGATTGTTGTCATTGTCCCCTACTTTTTTATCTACGTGTAGTTGTTCTCACTGAAGCATTTCCTGCTCCTGTTGCACCACTAAGTGATGAAAGAAGACTTTGAATACTTGGTTGTGCTTGTTCTCCTGGTGCTCCACCCATCATTTCTGGAGGAAGAGAGCCTCCTGCTGAAGAAGCGGCGGGAGCAGGGGACGGTTGCTCAACCATAGGTGCTTCCCCAACAGGAGGAACTGGTTGCTGCGGAGCAAACGTGGCTTCAATAGCGTCCTCTAGGGATATACCTTTTTGACGAGCCTTGATAACCGCAGCAATTTTGTTTACGAGTTCCGATGGGTCCCCACCTGTAGAAGCCATTTGCGGAATCGCTTGGGTCATTGCAGTTAATGAACCGAGAAGTGCTGTACGCATATTCTCAATTTCAATCTTTTCGAGTTCTTGTGTGACGTTTACGGTGAATGGAAGTTCACGCATCGCCATATCTTTGGAGATTAATCCTCCTCCAAGAGCCTGAAGCATAAAGATAAGACCTTGTGCTGGATTAAGACCAGCAAGCATACCGTAGCGAACGTCAGCAGAATAGTCTTTCTTAATGTCTTTCGCTGGCTTGTACGTAATTTCATAAGGTGAACCCGAATCTACTCCACGAATTGTCTTCTCTTGTGGGAAGATAACTTCGTCAACTTCAAAACATACTGTGATTACATCACGAAGTGCTGCTGCAAATATTGCTTGAGCAGATTTAACTTGTGTATCGAAGGCTCCCATAAGAGCCTGTACACCTTGTCCCGTAACTACAGATGCACTTACGTTTCCCGTTCGTCCTTCAGGGTAACGTGCACCAACTCTTAGTTCAGCATTAAGTAGTGAAGATTCTTGGAAGGCACCTTGTGGTAATGAAAGTTCCACACGGCGTACACCTGCTGGATTGTTTGTACGGATAACCGCATCTCCACCAAGTTGCAACTCCTGTACATCCGAAGGAAGTACGATTGGTGCTTGTACAGATTTCTCTGCTGCTTCCATCGCAAGTAATGCAAAGCGATTGCGTAGCAATTGAATACCAAGGATGTCATCAAACTGTCCACGTAGTTCACCATCAATAGATGGTTTACGTGCAACAATAATATTCATCTTACCAAGAGGATTTTCTGCAACAGATAAAACTAAATCTGCTTTGCTTGGTATATAGATGATTGATTGGTCTTTGTCGTAGTAGCGAATTAACTCAACCTGAGAAGTTAAATCCTGGTCATATCCTCGTCGTCCGAGTAACTGGGATTCATAATCAGGGAACTGAGATACGAGTTCGCCTAACGTCATTGCATACCGTTTTGCAAATGCCACACAACGTCCATAGCGGTCAAACTCTGGGTAAGCACCCACTGGGTTTTCTATGCGGATACGAGGCAGTTTTGCGTCTTCATCCAATTCAATTACGAATGGGAGGAAACCATATGTGATGTACCAGTCAGCACCTTGATACATTTGTACAGCAAGGTCTGAGTGCTGGAAGTAGTTCGATGCGATGCGCGTACGCTTATCAGCAAAAGAACGTGCACGGTCATTAACCGCGTTTGCTGCAGAACAGTTAACTGCAGGAAGTGGTGCCATAACCTCTGAAAGGTCACGGGCTACAATGTCAATGAAGTTAGCAACTACGTTTGCAGATACGCCTTCTGGAAAAAAATCAGGGTAAACATCTGCAATCTTTCCACGTCGAACTGAAAGTACGTCAAGGTTACGCTGGTCGCGTTCTCCGTTGAGGTGGCGAAGAGATTCAACTCTCGCAAACACCTGTTTCATTGATAATGCCATTGTTATCCTATCCGTATTGTTGCGACCACTGGTCAGCGATTGCTTCATCTAAATTGATAGAGCCTCTTTGTGCCCTCTGTGCTCTTGTTGCCCAGCGATTATTAGTGTAAGAACCAATCCGTGTGGACTGCTGCATAATTTCGCGGATGCGAATGACTGCAAACCACAGTGCCATAACGCAGTCTGTAGGGTTTCTTGTATCAGGCTTCCAGGTAATCAATTCTTGAACTAGCGTCTTAAGACCTTCAGAGCCTTCATTGCTTGGTAGTTCAATCAAGTTGTTATCTTGGAATCTTCCATCTCGTGTATTGCCAAATAGCATTGCCATTGACGCTACACCAAAAGATGTGTCCCACTTGTTCTTACCAGTAAAATGTGAATTGAGTTGACAACCGTGAGAGGCTAGATAGTTTCTCAAGTTGTCATCTAATGCGTAAGCCTTCTGATGTGCGTTGATTTCGATACGCAGTTCTTGAGGCTTATACTTAACGACCCATTCTTCAATCAGGTCTTGAATCTTTTGTGGTGATGGCTCGGTCATATTGACGCAATCCAAAACGTAAATTTTTCCATCTGACTTGTTGTAGGTACAAACTACTGCACCTGTGGCACCTGCCATAGCAGGGTCAAGTCCAATAATGGTATAGGCACCGTCGATGTGGTTTGGGTGTCCAGGTACTCCAGCCTTTAGTGGACCGCGCTTACGCATTCCATTTACTGAGCCTGCCACGCAAGAAGGACTAAAAATTGAATCTTCAGTGACATCTTCTTGTTGATAAACCATTGCCCATACCGAGGGCGATACTTGAGAGCGACGCTTGAAGAGAGATGGTCCGTCCCACTTTGGATAATTTCCATTTGGAAGTATGTCATCTTTGTCGTTTTCCTGGCGGTCAGTTTCTGCCCACAGGGTTTTCCACGCTTCAGGTTTCTCGTCAAATTCTAAAACGGCTGGCATTGCACAATATGTAAAGGGTGCAACTCCACCAGACCATTGACCTGGGTCACGCAGCATTTTATATAAGTCAACTGGTGCCACTCTGGTTCCAACAATAATTAACTTACCGTGTCGACCAAGACGGGTGATAACTTCCTTCTGAAGCCATTCCATCTGCTTTTCCCACTCGTGGGCATTTGTACCCATCACGGCATCGTCGACGATAATCAAGTCAGCACGGGCACCGTAAATCTGAGAACCGATACCCAAGGCTTGGACGGTAGGGTCCTTCTCGCCAGAGTCGCGTCCTGTTCCCAGGTAAAA